CTATCCAGAAAATTCTTAACCACAGCGAGACTAAAGAAAGTCTTCCCAGTAGAAGACTCACCAGCAATGGCAGTAATCTTATTCCCAGAAACACCACCAAATATGCTACCTGAGACCAGTGAATTAAAAACGTAAGAACCCGTGTCCACAAAGGTTTCTGTGTCGTCGATGTCTGATGCGAGTTGGGTGTAGTCATCTCCAATCTCTTTTACAATTTCTTTTAAAAAATCCATTACAATGCAATTCCAAATTCTTCACGGGCAATTTTCTTATAAGGTCCGCCTGGATTCTCATCACGGATTTCCTTAACTCTTTTTAGTTTTTGATAAAGTGCAGCATCTCCACCGAGACGCATAGCACTAATAATAGTATTCAATTCTTTGTCGTTGATAGGAAGATCCATTCTACTCCATTACGTTTTTTGATTCTGTGCAGATAACCCAATTATAACTCTTTTTCAGTTCTTTTGCAAACCACTTAGCATTGGTCTCATCTTCAAAGTATCTGCTCTCTTGTCGAGGAGAAAGATCTCCTGGTTCGGACCAGCGAACAATGTATTTACTCACGAAAAGAAACTCTCTAAACTTATTTTCTTTTCAACAGACCACCCGATAGCATCCAGGATCACACGCAGTGGATCAAGGAATGCCTTATTGAACTGCATCTCATAATCGACGTATCGTTCTAAGTCCAGTTCCTTAGGGAAGTCTTGGATAAAGGATATTACATTCTCTCTAGTCGGGTTTGGACTCTTCAGATAGCAGAACTTAATCTTGTCTCCGTTTTGTATGGGAGCATACTTCTTACCCAAACCACGCTCTTTTATGTAGAAGTTATACAGCAGAGCACCACGACAATGCATTGGTGTTCCCTTTGCATAGATTGTATTAATGCCTTTATACTTGGTCACACTAGAGACCGACCTAGGGAAAGATATTTCTTCAACTGGTAATGCTCTGAAACTCTTACGGGAGTTCTCAATGAATTCAATTACCTCATCCTCTGTTCCACTCATCACCAGTTTCAAACCATCCTTAATCATCTGACGACAGGGTGCAGGTGTGGATGACTTGACTGCTTCGATACCCATGATCTTCAGTTTAGGTTCTGCATATCGCACACCTTCACTGTCCCACACATTGAGGATGTATCGTTTCTTAGCAGTCCAGATACCACGATCAGCAATGTTCTCTCGCTTCATCTGCATCTTCTGGTCATATGCATTTACATAGTCCGCCAACGTTTGGTAAGAACTTTCAATATAAGGTTCAAATTCCACCTCACAGACCTTATTAAGGAAATCGACAATGACCTCAGGAGTTTTCTCTCGGTCTTTGAATACCCAGTCAACAAAAGGACCCATATTAAGATAAATGGAGTCAGTATCTGAAGCAATAACATAATCAGTGTTTTTCGTTTTCAGAATTTTGTTCAGTTTAGCATTCATCTTATTCTCAATCCAGCGGATAGATACCTGACCAGATAGAGTAATTGCTTCTGCGTTTGCTAGTTTAAAATACCTGAAGTATTGATTACCAATAGCACCATAAGCAGAGTTAAGAGAAATCTTCTTCGCCATTTGAATGTTGTTACATCTAGAGATTTCCTTTTCAAGTGCCTTAGTAGGATTCTTCTCGTACTGCTGCTTTGCCGCAAGCATTTTCTTCTTGAAGATAACACGGTCACCATACATCTTCTCCATTAATTTGGGTAAGAATCCTTTGATGTCCTTACGATACATTGCGCCATTAGCACAAACCGCATAATCCTTATATTCATCAAATGTCAGTTCTTGATTAAGTATCTTATTAACGGTAGTTGATGGGTGCCTGGTGTCCTGTAGCGTCTCGGGAGAGATGTTGTATTGCATAATAAGGTGAGGATAGAGAGAGTTAAGGTCAAAAGACACAACCCAATCATACTTTCCTGGAAGCGGTTCCTTGACATATGCCCCCGCATATTGCGAATCCTTTTCTGATCTTTCCTTTGGAGGAATAACAATATTACGCCTCTTCAAATAGTTATAGATAATCGCATCCCAAGTGCGGACCTGAAAGAACACATCATTATAATTCACCTTGGCGTCATATGCCATGGTCAATGCCAACTCAATCAGTTTCATCTTGTCTTCCAGACGGTCAACAAGTTCCACATCAATGATGTTGTATTCAATAAACTTCTGCCAGTTACCTGTATAGAAGTCTCGGAAGGTATCAAACTCCGAGTGGTCCAACTTACGTTGTCCTAGTTCCACAAATGCAATGTGGTCTAGTCGATACGACTCTTGATTAGTATAGGTAAACTTCTTGTACAAGTCAAGGTAATCAATAACACTGATACCTGCCAACTCACAGGTAATCTGTGGGCGACCGTGCATCTGGATTTCACGTTGACGGACATTGTTCCAAGGAGAAAGTTTCTTGACTGTCTTCTCGCCCATCAGACGCTCAATACGCCTCACGATATATGGGATATCATATAGTTCACAGTTCCACCCTGTAATCACGTCAGGGGCAGTTGTCTGCCACCAGTCTAGGAAACGATTGATAAGGTCAAACTCATCGTGACAGAGCACGAAGGTGACATCCTTACGAGTGTTATTGAATGGTCGTGATGCAAAGCATGTGATGTGCTTGGTTGCAGCATTCTGCATTGTGATAGCAAGAAGTTCCTCTGCGACATTGTGTATGTCAGGGAAACCTTCTTCAGCAGCAACCTCAATATCGATTGTGTAGAGTCCAATCTTAGAGATATCAAACTTGATCTCATCCTCAGGATACTTATCAGAAATATACTGAGCAACATACCTATCATTACCATAGATGGCAAATCCATGAACATCCTTGTACTTCTCTACAAACTCCTTACATTCTGAAATCTTACCAGGTTTGATTGGTTCTACATTGTCGCCGTCAAGCGTCTTCCACTTTGAATCTTTCTTAGAAGGTACATAAAAAGTTGGTCCAAACTCTTCCCTGTAAGAGAATTGCCTGCCATTCTCATATCCACGTACCAGCATTTCATTGAATCGCTGATAGACATTAGTGTAAAATCTCATTTAGTCAGTGACTCGTATTCATCAAGTAGTTTTTGGTTGGGTGCAACCATTGTCAATATTTTTTCAGAACTCATCATAATTACTTCGTCATCTGATACATCAGTTAACCAAGGTGTGAGTTCTCCGTTCTCAATCAGACAGGGTTTAGTCAGTTTACAATCGGGTTGTCCGATATCTGCAAGGACTTCCTCAATCTTGCTCAGTAAAAGTAACCTGTTCGTTAAGCAAAGTACCTGAACTGTCGGGAGTTCCGGTTCCGGCATCATCGAGTCTGGCGGCAACATCATCTCGTCTGTTGCTAAGTTGGTCTCTTCCACTATTCCTCCTTTCGTAAGATTCTACAATTGAATCGAGTGGGTCAGCAATGCAAACCACCCAATCTTTATTTACAATGATATCTTTATCCTTGGATAATCCCATCCACTTATAAAAAATCAACTCATGCTTCGGAGGAGCATCTTCTGCTTCAATCAGAATCTCTTGAGTTTTAATTTTAATACAGTGGGGTTCACCAAAGAAGTAGGATACTAGATTATCATCAGAGTCACGAAACTCCTTGATATCTGCGATGACTTCCTCACCGGACTTTAGTAGTGCAATTTGTACGCTCATAAATCAGTATTTTCCTTCTGGTAGTATAGCATAAAAAAAGAGGGGTTGCAACTGGATTTTGCCAGTTCCCCCTCCGTCTGCGACGACGATATACTTTATTTAGATAGATTCTTGTGTCTGTGGATTTGCTAAACTAACGATAGACGATACGAGTACAAGTGGAACGAGAATAACTGCCCAAGCATAGACAAATGCAAGAGCAGATGATTTAATATCATTTATCATTGTATTGGAGTCATTTTATAAGCACCGAATGTTGTTGCTGAGAGTACTGCGATAATTACTAGAATTTCCATGGTCTAAGAAACAATTGCAGTAATGGGAACTCCAACAAAAATAGTCATTAGAGCGCCAGCTGCTAAAGCAGTGGTGGTGAAGTTCATTGATACCTCCTAATCGATTACATAATTATATAGAGTATAGTGTATCATAGTGATACACTTCTGTATCAACCGTAGCAAAAATTAGTCAGGATATTAAAACCAATTCTTTATTTGGAATAGAAGTTCCAGTCTCTACGTCTATGATGATCGGGTACTACTTTACTCAATTCAACAGTCAGTAACCCATTCTCAAAAGCAACTGATCTAACTTCCGTTTCATCACCGAGTGTCCAAGATCTGGTGAAAGATCTCTGAGCCATTCCTCTGTGGTGGTATGTTGGTTCTTCTTTTGGTTCTTCTTTTGTTCCTTCGACAAATAGTTTTCCGTCTTGAGTGTAAACATTTAATTCTTTTTGTTTAAATCCAGCAAGTGCCAGTTCAAGTCGTGATTCCGTATTGCTGATTTGAACTAGGTTGTATGGAGGATAATTCCCCTGCGTTTCATGGACGTGGGATAATCTATCAAATATATCATCCATACCGATGCTATACTTATTTATACGGTCTACCAAAGAATTTAAATCAGCAGAATGAAACTTCTGAATGTTTACCATTGTACTTCTCCTTTTAAAGCGAGATTAGATTGTGTGGACCCCGAAGGCATCCAATACTATTTAAGCATAAAACATAAAAAAAGGGGACAGTGAATCCCCTACTTTTTTATTCGGTTGTTTCTACTTTCTTCTTCTTACCGATATTATACTTGGTCTCAAGCACCCACTCGTGCTTCTCCTTATATGCTAGGACCTTGATTTGATTCAAGGGTGCAATGTCTGTGACCTTCTCTGGTGAAATAACGCTCACCAGACCCCAGTCACAAAGCAGTTGAATAATTCTGTTGCGTCTCTGGACATCATTCACCGTCAGGTTAGCATGCTTGCCGTCCAGGGCAAACAGTTCCTTAAAGTGGACAATGTAATATCGTCCCTGCTTATGCAGAATATGGCAGGACTGATAAATTTTTTTCTCTTTACGGGATGCAACCCCGATACGTGTCAGAGTTTCACGAACCTTTAGAAAGTCATCTGGTTCATTCAACGTAACTTCAATCATTTGGTCCGCTGACCAGCGAACTTCAGGTTCTTGAATCATCTTTTTCCTCCAGTCTCAAATTTAGATTTAATGAATAATAATTGTTCTTTGGTAAGAATGCTCAGAGCCTGTTTTGCTTTCTCGTTATTATATCCATAATAACGTTTGACATAATCTAAATCTCTGATCTCGTCCTTTCGGAGCCACGGAGAGAATCTTTTCCGTTTCCTCACACTATTTAGCATGAACGAATACTGGAGGTTCGGATCTAAATGTGAATTTAGATTCATTTCATTTGCATACAGAACTGTGTCCAGTTGACCGGACATACAGCGATTTACAATGTATGCTGGATATTTTGCGTCTGGATCTTCAAGGCGAAGATCTCTCTTGTTAATGTTGATGGAATTCAACCAATCTTTTAGTTCCAATGTCGGATCACTCCTGCAATAATAAAACAATTAGTAACGAGATAAGAAAGAAATATAGCACTCCGTACCATAACCACGTAGTTATCATACCTGTGGGTTTTGTCATCAGAGAAACTCCCTAAACTATATTTCCAAATACGTCCCAGTCTTTTCATCCGTTCTTAGTCTTGTTCCTGATAATAATCTGGTCGTTCTCGTAATCTGCTACGAACTCAAGAACATCTTCATGGTCCCAAAGCAACTCTTCATAGAGTGCATTGAGTTTTCCCATATCCTCATATAACTGATTGGGGTTTGTCATAATTAAACAGTAAAAGTTCCTTTCGTTCTTTTTGCTCGCGCATATACTCGCCTACAGATCTCATTGTGTATGTAAGGTCAAACTCACCTACTTCCCACCCTTGGAACCTTTCTTTGACCAGTTGAGACGAATTGTAAGATATGAGTTGAGGACCAATAGACCGATCACAATCGGCAGCAAAATCGTCGTGGTTGAATCCGTTATGCATACTCCCCTTCCTTCCATATAGATTATCTCGTATGTCGTAGGGGGGATCAAGGTAGGTGAAGCACTCTTTGTTATCAGTAAGGAGTTGTTCATAACTGAGATTAGTAATTTTCCAATCTTTGATTAATTGGGAATACCCTGTAAGTTTTTCGATGCCTCGCATTGAGAAGTTGGAGACACTTGCTTGTTTGCTGAAGGATGATGATTCAGTGAGACCACTAAAACTACACTTATTAACGATATAAAAAGCAACTGCGCGAGATAAATCCGATTCATTATAGTCATTTACAGTCTCCTTTGACTTCAAAAATAGATCTTTAGCAGATCCAGGTTCAGGGTGCTGTGACTTCAGTTCACCAATTCTCTCAGCAAGATCAGCACCAGAATCCTGTAGGACCCTCCAGAAGTTATATAGAGGTTTATATAAGTCATTTACCCAGATATCCAAGTGAGGATACTTCTTAGTGACGTGAATGGCAACACTGCCCCCACCAAGAAATGGTTCATGATATTCTTTATACTCCCTCAGGTCAGGGAAATACACATCCATCTTTTGGCAAGCACGAGACTTACCGCCTGGATATCTTAAAGGGGTTTTATAGGACTTCATCACAGAATGAGTTTCTTTTCAGGAGTGGTGATACCACCGAACATTTCACTATACTTGTTTTTTACAGTAGGGTCAACTGCTGCGATATAAACAATGAACTGTCGTCCTATTGTAATCTCGGGTTCTTGCTTATCAACCACAGTTGCCCAAGGGATAAATCCAACACTCTGTTGTTGAGGAACACAGACCAGTCCATTCCTTACAGTGATAGTCTCATCATTCTCTTCAACAATCTCAGCAACGATCTCTTCGCCAGTGCTGATGCGTAACAGTTTTACATTCATTTTAGTTCCTGATAGTGTTTAATTAGTCTTTCAATTTGCTTCTTGTCTGTGCCGCAAGGGGCATTCTTTAAACAGATAAGAGTAGCAGCAGTATCTGAGATTGTGGGTTTGATAGTAAATCCCCACTTATCAACTTCACCTTCAGTGGGTGCTTCAACGTAATCGAATTCATGTGGCATTAAAATCCCCCACCTTTACCTTTTTTCTTTGATTTAGGTAACATCTCTTTTAGTTCTTTTTCAGAGTAGTGATCGTAGAGTTGAAGCATACGATCTAGTGCATATTGAAACTGAGAACCAGCACTCATCTTACTGAGCATATGATGTGCTACATCATATCTGAGTTCCTCTAGTTCGTTCTTATTCACTTGAACTCACATTCAACCATAATTTCAGTCATTGCCGCCAAGAGATTGATTTCTTGGTCTGCTACAAATGCCGATTGATACTGATACTTAGCAACAATGAGCACAGCAGCAGCAATGCTAGGACCGTCCAGAACTTCGTAAAGAGCATCGTAAGCACGACGCAGAAGTACATTAGGATCATTGTCCAGATTAGAAACGATCCACTTACGGACTTCAGTAAAGTTCTTCTCCTTGAGATTCTTGACCAGATCATTTACTGCGATATCCCCAAACGACGCAAGGATCCCCGAATCAATCTTACCAGCCACGGAGTATCGCTGACACTCGTTAAGGACTCGTCTCCAGTCTGGGAAGTGCTTTCCGATGAGTTCAGCGAGTACTTTATTTTCGTACTCGATGCCTTCACCTGTGAGGATTTCTTGAAGTCTAGCGAAGAAACCGTTGGCAATCTTTGCTCGTTCTTTTCCTTTGATCCCAAACTCAACGACTGTGCATCGGGAGTGGAGTGGTTCGAGAATTTTATTTTTGTAGTTACAGGTGAAGATGAATCTGCAGTTACCAGCAAACTCCTCAATAAACGCCCGTAAACAGAGTTGTACATCATTGGACGTGTTATCTGCTTCATCAATGATGATGACTTTGTGTTTTGCAGTTGCTTGAAGCGATACGGTCGAAGCAAAGTTCTTCGCATTGTTTCTGACAGTATCCAAGAATCGTCCTTCATCGGACCCATTGATGACATAAAAATCTACTCCTAGTTCATTGCACAGTGCTTTTGCTACTGTAGTCTTACCGATTCCTGGAGGACCCGCTAGTAGCATGTTGGGAATCTCACCCTTATTTAGAAAATCTTGGAACATTTTCTTTGTATCTTCAGGAAGGATACATTCCTGAATGGTCTGTGGTCGATACTTCTCGACCCAGATAAAGTTACTCATAATCAAATCCAATCAGGTTTACGGTGGGGGAGACGAAGGTAATTATCGCACACCCAAGGTTTAGATGCAATATACATCTTGTAAGCAGTGAAGATATCAATGCTTGTATCGTACTTATACTCGTCAGGTCCTGCAAAGACAAAAGGAGTATGGTCATCCCATTTCACATAAGGAATGATTTCATCAGCAGCAAGGAGAGTTTTAAAGCAAGTATGACATTTACCATATCGAGTGAAATACTCTTCACATAATGCTATACCGTGAGCAAGCAACCATCTAGAGTTTTCTACAGTCTCGTTTGCCCACTTGGTGCATGGGTGATTACGGAACGCTCCCTTCTCTGTAGCATAGGGTGTGCCGTCTGCCTTAGGCAAAGTACCGTAACCATGACCCCACTTGTCTGATGCAACGATAGCGAGCATCTGACACGTCTCCAGAGGCATCTTGACGATGTGCTTGTCAGGTAGAATCTCTGCAGACTTCCATGGGGATTCGTCAGTCACAAAAATGTTCATAATAAATGTGTTAGGGAAATCACTAATAGGAATGATATCATAGTAACAACATCCCAGGATTTTGTCCGTATAAAGTAAGGAATCGATATACTATCTCCAATCATTTGGAGACCGACACCTACAGTTGTGTTTACATGGAGAATAATAAAATAGGCAAGGATCACAAGACCACTGCCTATTATCCTCATAGGGACATCAGCCAAACGTTGAGTCGGGTTCAAGTGCAATAAAGTATGTCAGGTTAAAGTTGTTGTTAACAAATCTTGCCAACAATTTCTGGGAGATAACAACCTCGTATGTTCCAGGGAGAATCTTGATGTTCTCAACCTTGAAGTTGAAACTGAACTCTTGATCGGTCAAACCGACGTTGATTGAGTATTCGTTAGAAGTATCATTCTTCTTGTCACGAACAACCAGTTTGACTACACCTGCTTCACCAACTGCTACCAGATCGGGGAGTTGATAGACCGCAGATGCCTTCAGGAGCGACTGTAGTTGGGTGCTATCAAGTTTAAAGCAAACGTCTTCTGTGGGCAGTTGAATAGACTTCTCAGGCGGAGAAACAATCACACTGGGGTCTGCAAAGAAGTACTTCGTCTTACGGTCCTTGCCCTCACGGATGGTCAGGTTTGACTGGTTAGGGAATTCAATAGAAGGGTTGTCGTGTAGAGTAACACCATTCAGGAATTGCACCAGGTCGTAAATTGCAAAGTCCTGAGGAATCTCTTCTTCAATCTCTGCCTCTGCCAGGATATTCTTCATCACAGACATGGTGCGGAGAGTATTGCCTTTCTTGAATGCAATAGACTGATTGATAGAAGCAAAGTTCTTAAGGAGGTTGACAGTTTTTTCAGACAGTTTCATAGTCATTGATTGTAAGTTTCACGTTTGGCGTTTTTGTCATTGAAGTGCATTAGAAGAACAGCATAATGCAGAATCTTCATAATGTCACGTCGGGCAGTGCCCTTCTTATCGTAGCGAGAGGCATACTTGAGGATATTGGATCGGCAAAATGCCTCACCATCACCACAAGCTTCAATAAGATCGAGAGTTTGAATCTTATCATCACCAGCAGAATAGTGCTGTTGATATGTTCCCGAAATGTACTCTGAGATTTCTTTGAGGATTTCTACCTCACTATATTTGTATCGGTTGGATTCGTTATTCATATCAAGGTTGATTTGGTATTCTAGATCACTATGACCCCATGGCGGCATGGATGGATCTGATGCATCTCTATTACGATCGTAATCGTAATAATACTTTGAATGTTCTATCATTTCATCATAAAGTAGGGACCAAGCATTCGTCATTATATCAAAATTCCATAGAATTGTCAATGACGTTATTGTGAATAGAAACTATAGTCTCTTCAGGCACATTAGGATTGGGAACCATAAAGTCACCATCAACCTTGTCGTACAATTCTAGAAATGCTTGCTTAGTTTCATCATCAAAGCGATTGACGCAAACTTGGATTGCCTTTGCCTTATCGTTGAAGATGCTGTAAGCACGGACAATGTGGACCAGACGACGGGTGCTGATGATTTCTTCAATACCACCATCATAGAAGGTTTTACGGATGATGTCACCCCAATCGACCAGATGCTTACAGAAGTCTACATCATCGACACTCAGAGTCTGAGCAACGTTCTCAAGAATCTTCTGTTCGGTCTTGACGCTGGGATATTGTTGCTCAAGTGTTACTGGGAATCGCTCAAGGAATGCTTCGTTGAGCACGTTAGTTCCAATGAATCGTCCATCGTCTGAACCCTTACCTTTAGTGTTTGCGGTTGCGATGACATTGAAACCTGCAGTGGGGTGTACAAACTTCCCAATTTTTTTGAGAAAGACTCCATTTCCTTCAAGGATACTCTGGAGACAGAGAATTTTG